CAGGATTAATTATTCATACAAGTTGTAAGCGGTTACGTAAATCATTAGCCGGCGGTTATCATTTTAAACGTGTCAGCGTTGGTGCCGGACAAGAACGTTTTAGAGACAGTCCTAATAAAAACGAACACTCACACATTGGTGATGCGTTTGGTTATTTAATGCTCGGTGGTGGTGAGCATAAACGTATGACCAAGTCGAACTTAGCATCTAAAACAATTATTACACAAACAGTCGTGAATACAGAGTTTGATGTGTTTTCATGATGTATAATGAACTTAAGATTATTCAACATATGCCTGTTGTCAAAGGCGCATATTTTTTACCTTTTCATATAGATCATGCATGGAGATGTGATGCAATCAAGGAGTACAGGTCTGAATCGATTACGTTTGAGGATCGAATCCGTATGCTGGAGGTACAGTCTATTAACGGTCCGACTGTGTCTGCGTTTCTTGGTGATGAGCCTGTCGCTGTGTTTGGTTGCATGTTATTGTGGACTGGGGTGGGTGAAGCGTGGTCTTTATTATCAGAAAAAGCAAGACGATATCCTATTGCGATGACCAAGTCAGCTCGTATCTTTTTTGATCAATGCGAGTCTATTTTTAATTTACATCGATTGCAAATTACGGTAAACTCTAATGACAAGCGTGCTATGGGCTGGGCAAAAACATTAGGCTTTGTATCAGAAGGCTTAATGCTAGGCTATAGCGCAGATAAAGATGATACACATATGATGAGGAGAATCTAATGGGTGGTATAGTTGGTGGCGGCAAACCAAAAGCTCCAGATTATTCTGCACAAATTAAAGCTTCTGAAGAATCGTTAGCCTTGCAAAGAGAACAAGTTGCGCAAGCTAAAAAACAAGCTGAAGAAGAACGTAGAGAATATGGTGAGCAAATGGCATCAAAACGTAGAGCATTGTCTCGTGGTGGTAAGCGTACATTACTTAGTCAATCCAGATTAAGTCCTGAAATGGGCCTTGATGAGGAAGATACTTTAGGAGCAGCATAATGGCAAGTCTAGACTTTGGCATGGCAAAAACCCGTGGTCTTATTGTACCTTTTGCACAATATGAAACTGATATTATCAAAAAGGCGGGCGGTCGTGGCGTTTTTAAATCTGAAGATTGGTGGAACAAAGAGTTAGACGCAGCCATCAAAAAAGGCAAGTTTGAAGAAAAAACGACTGAGCGTGTTGGCCCTAATGTATTTGGTGCAAGAAATAGAGGTGAGTGGAGCAAACCATTTAGTTATTTTTTAGCTAGAGAAGGTTATGAATCCGCTACGCCTGTTATGGAAAAATATTATCAAAGGAGAGGTCGTGGCGGACGCCCAGGAACATTACCAATCACTACTCCAAATGTTGATCCAAGGTTTTATATGGTTCGCGAAAAACGTATAGGTTGGGACGCAACAAAAACTAAAGATGTTACAGAAGACATTTTAAATAAAGTAACTGCTCAATCAAAACGTAGAGTCAAAGATATTAAACGTGAAACAGCAACTGAAAGTTCGAGTCGATCTAGATTAAGAAGAGGCACAGGTGGTTTAATGGCTAAAGCTAGACCTTTTGGTGACAAACCACAAACTGGATTACCAGCATTAGGTGCGGGAGGTTTAGGTATTACAGCAAGTTTATTAGGTGAGGAAGGTACACTATGACGGACGAACGTATTAAATATAACAAAGAAGGTAAGCCAACTAAACAATCGATGGAATGGGCATGGGAAAATGATCGTGACTTATTTATGGATTTACAATCTAAACATTTTACAACCCGTGGCACAATGAAAGATAGTTCAATCATGAAATGGATTAAGAAAAAATTAGGGAAAGAAAATAAAGAATGAACACAATGCAAAAAAAAGTGCGCAAGGTCATGAAAGAATATCAATCTGGTAAATTAAAATCAGGTAGCGGTAAGAAAGTAACTAGCCGAAAACAAGCTATTGCTATTGCTATGTCAGAATCAGGACAAAAGAAAAAAGGATACTAATGGCTAACCCAGGATTGTATGCAAATATAAATGCACGAAAAAAGAAAGGGATTAGTAGACCAAAATCAGAATCTACTATTTCTGATAAAGCGTATAAGAATATGCTAAAAGGTTTTCCTAAAAAGAAAAAAGATAAAGCTTAATGGTTCTAACTGTTAAAAGAGAATCAGATAATACTAAAAGTAGGCTTGTCACATTAACGCAAGCTGATGAAAATAACAGCCAACATGTAATAGGAAGTGAACGACCACTTATTACGGTGGCTGTTAATCATCATAGATTACATGAAGGTAATGCATTTTTTATTTATGAAAACAGACTTAATGGATCACAATTGCTTGATAACGCCTCTATTGATATTGTCATTGCCTCTGCATCGGGTGTGCCTATGCACATGACGGTTGGTGCGTTTTGTGGTGGTGATGCTGAACTTTATTTATATGAAGGGACAACAGCCACAGGTGGCACAAGTAAAGTAGCAAAGAATAGAAACAGAACAAGCCTTAAAACAAGTAGCACAGCAGCATTGCTTGATCCAACTATATCAGTATTAGGTACAGAATTGTTTGCTGAATTATTGCCAGGAGGTGTTAAAAAAGCTGCTGGTGGTGGTGGAGCCGAGGCATTAGAATATATTTTAGCTCCGCTAACAAATTATTTAATAAGAGTGACTAATATAAGTGGGGCGTCACAAAATGCCACATTAACATTAGAGTGGTATGAATAATGGTAGCTAAAAAATATCAAAATCCAGAAGGAGGCTTGAATGAAGCTGGGCGAAAATACTTCAAAAGGACTGAAGGCTCAAACCTCAAAGCACCGCAAAAGTCTGGTACTGATGGTAGGCGTGTATCTTTTGCTGCTCGTTTTTCTGGCATGGCTGGGCCGTTAAAAGATGAACAAGGTCGTCCAACAAGATTAAAAAAAGCATTACAAGCGTGGGGTTTTGGTAGTAAAGAAGCTGCAAGAAGCTTTGCAAATAAACATAAAAAGGCATAACTATGGTACAAATGATGAGATTAAAACCAGAAGACGTATTAAAGCGACATGAAAAAGCAATGGTGCGTAAAGAAGATTTTAGAAACTTATATGAAGAATGCTATGAGTTTGCTCTGCCACAACGTAATTTATATGATGGACATTATGAAGGTAAAGTAGGCGGTAATAAAAAAATGAATCGTGTATTTGATTCAACAGCCATTAACTCAACTCAACGTTTTGCCAACAGAATGCAATCAGGTATTTTCCCTCCACAACGTAAGTGGTGTCGATTAGAACCCGGCTCAGATATTCCTGAGGAAAGAAAACCAGAAGCTCAAGCTGCATTAGATGCTTACTCAGAAAAAATGTTTGATACACTCAAACAATCTAATTTTGATATTGCTATTGGTGAGTTCTTACTTGATCTGTGTGTAGGAACAGCCGTCATGATGGTACAACCCGGTGATGAAAACTCACCGATTAATTTTACACCTGTACCACAGTATTTAGTATCTTTTGAGGAGGGAGCAAATGGGCATGTGGATAATGTATATAGACGTATGCGCATTAAGGGCGAGGCGATTCAAAGACAATGGCCCGATGCAAAAATACCACAAGACTTAGCAGATAAGATTGAACAAAAACCAACCGATGAATTTGAATTATTAGAAGCCACCATCTTTGATCAGAAACGCGGTGACTATTGTTATCATGTCATTGAAAAAACTACTAAACAAGAATTAGTTTATAAACGTATGATGCGTAGTCCTTGGGTGGTTTCACGCTATGCTAAAGTTGCGGGTGAAATTTATGGTCGAGGCCCACTTATAACTGCATTACCAGATATTAAAACACTTAACAAAACTAAAGAGCTTGTGTTGAAAAATGCATCTTTAGCAATAAGTGGTGTTTATACGGCAGCAGATGATGGTGTACTTAACCCTAATACTGTGAGCATTATGCCCGGTGCAATTATTCCTGTAGCACGCAATGGTGGACCACAAGGCGAATCACTTAAACCATTACCTAGATCGGGTGACTTTAATGTATCACAATTAGTCATTAATGATTTAGTAACTAACATTAAACGTATCTTATTAGATGAATCATTACCACCTGATAATATGTCAGCACGTTCTGCAACTGAAGTAGTTGAGCGAATGAAAGAATTAGCACAAAACCTAGGTTCTGCTTTTGGTCGACTTGTTAATGAAACCATGATTCCTTTAGTAACTAAAATTTTAGAAGTGATGGATGAGCGTGGTGTGATTATATTGCCTCTAAAAGTGAATGGATTAGAAATTAAAATTAGTCCTGTTGCACCATTGGCTATGGCACAAAACATGGAAGATGTGCAAAACATTTTACAGTATGCACAAATTGCACAAGGTGCTGGCCCAGATGGTATTATTAATCTAAAGATAGATGAAATGCTAGATTTAATTGCAGAAAAATTAGGTGTGCCACAAAAAATTAGAACAACACCTGAAGAGCGCGCAATGATAAAACAACAAATGCAGCAAGCTGCACAACAACAACAGATGATGCAAATGGCAGCAGAAAACCCTGAAGCAACTGCCGCAGTCGCACAAGCAGCAATACAAGGATAAATTATGGCTGGATGGGAAGATTTAGATCAAGCATTGCCGCTTGATGTCAGAGACGTACAACAACAAAGAGATGATACCGATCGCTTAGTATTAAGAGTGATGGGTGATGAAGATGGAGCAAAGCTAATGCAATTCTTACGAGAAACTGTATTAGAGCAACCTGTTGCCTTGCCGGGTAGCGACTCAAGTTATGCTTACTACCGCGAAGGACAGAATAGTATAATCAGAGATTTAGAAGCAAGGTTAATTAGAGCAAGGAAATTATAATGAGCGAAGAAGCAATCGAGCCTAGTGTTCAAGAGGAAACTCAAGAAGCAACTGGCCTACTCGATAATGCAACACCAGAAATTGAGGAAGCCAGCTCAGATGTAGAAGAAACAATAGATCATCGTGATCCAGCTGAATTAGCAGCGTTAGATAATGATGATGAACCTTTAGAGCGACCAGATTGGTGGCCTGAAAATTTTTGGAAAGCTGATGATGCAGAGCCTGATTTAGAAGGCATGGCAAAGTCATGGAAAGATTTGCGCAAACAAATCTCTCAAGGCAAACACAAAGCACCTGAAGATGGTAAATATGATGTATCCGCTTTTGGTGAAACTCCTGAAACTGATCCAGTAAGACAACACGTTATGCAATGGGCAAATGATTATGGTATTAGTCAAGCTGCCTTTGATGCACTTGTAGGACAAGTTGTTGAAATGAATCAGTCAACATTTGATAATTATGAATTTAATATCAATGAAGAACGAAAAGCGCTTGGCCCTAATGCTGATGCACGTATTAATGGCATGGTTAAATGGGCTGGTAATTTAGTGCAAAAAGGTATTTGGTCTAAAGATGATTTTGAAGAGTTTAAAGTGATGGGCGGTACTGCTAAAGGTATTGCTGCACTAGAAAAACTTCGCGAATCTTATGAAGGACGATTGCCTGTAGAGACCGTACCTGTTGAAGGCGCACCTTCAAAAGAGCAACTTTATCAAATGGTTGCTGATCCTAAGTACTATAACGATCCATCCTATAGAGCTAAAGTAGAAAAACTATTTGCTCAAAACTTTAGTTAATATTGCAAAAGCCTTGATTTGATACTATAATTGGATCAAGGCTTATTGTATCTATTCTGTATACAACCCTAAACGCAAGTACTCTTGTCGTCTGGCTATCGTAAATAGCAAGCACCGGCCCAGATTCTCTGGCATACCACAGCGATTAATTTTTTATTAATTTCTATAAGGAGAATAACATGGCTATTGGTTTATCTAATGCTTTTGTTTCACTCTTTGATGCCGAAGTTAAACAGGCGTACCAAGCTAAAGCACAATTAGTTGGTGCTACACGCATGAGACGAGGCGTTGAGGGTGAAGTTGTGAAATTCCCTAAAGTAGGTAAAGGCGCGGCTACACTTCGTGTGCCACAAACTGACGTTACACCTCTTAATGTGGATTTCTCACAAGTAACTGTAACACTACAAGATTGGAATGCTGCAGAGTATTCTGACATCTTTATGCAACAAAAAGTTAATTTTGACGAAAGACAAGAACTCGTTCAAGTTTTAGCGAACGCAGTCGGTCGTAGACAAGATCAACTTATTCTTGATGCGTTAACAGCTTCATCAACTTCATTAACTGTAGCTAATACAGTTGGTGGTGGTGGTTCTGCTGCTGATTTAAACGTAGCAAAATTACGTGAAACTAAAAAACTCATGGACAAAAATAACGTTCCTCCAACAGATCGTCATATTATTGTTCATGCTAACTCTTTAGCTTCATTACTTTCAGAAAACACAGTAACATCTTCTGACTTCAATACGATCAAAGCTTTAGTACAAGGCGAACTTGATACTTTCTTAGGTTTCAAATTCCATGTACTTGGTGATCGTACTGAAGGTGGTTTAGCAATTGACGGTTCTAGTGACCGTAGTTTGTTTGCATTCCACAAACAGGCAGTTGGTTACGCTGAAGGTATCGCTCCTCGTACAGAAATCAACTATGTACCAGAAAAGACTTCATTCCTTGTGAATACAATTCTTTCTGCTAACGCAGTTGCGATTGATGACGAGGGTATCGTTAAACTCACATGTCGTGAATCTTAAGATAAGGAGATATTATAATGGCTTACACTAAAGACAACCTACAGCCAATTGGTGGTCAGTCTAAAGCTGGTAATGCTCCTCAAATGTGGAGTTATACAGCACCGGGTACTGATGCTATTGCTGACATTAATACCTCAGGTTATTTTAATGGCGCTTCTACTGTATTAAAAGTAGGTGACTTAATTCATGTATGGGACGCTTCTGTTCCTACATCGACATTAGTTACTGTGCTTTCTAATGCAAGTGGCGTTGTTGACGTATCTGATGGTACAGCACTATCAGTCGCTGACGCTGACTAAATAGTAAAATGCAATGTGACGGGGGTGTATGCTCCCGTCTATTTGCACATTTGGAGATAATGAATGGCAACTGGTGATACTGATATTAAAATATGTTCTGATGCACTCTTATTATTAGGTGCAAATCCAATCTCGTCTTTTACAGAAGGAACAGATGAGGCTAATATATGTGATCGTTTATATCCAGATGTAAAAATTAAAACCATGGCAAGTTATCCATGGTCATTCTCATTTAAAAAAGTACAACTCTCAAGGCTTATTACAACACCTACTAACGAATATAAATACGAATATCAAATGCCATCAGACATGATTGCAAGACCAAGAGCGGTCTATGATACAAGTTCAACTTATGCACAACCTAGACGTGACTACAAAATACAAGGCGATAAAATATTAACTAATTATGAGAAAGTATATATTGACTATCAATACAATGCGCCTGAATATGCTTTACCACATTTCTTTGTGCAGTTACTTCGTTATCAAATGGCATGGCATTTAGCAATGCCTATTACAGATCAAAATGAAAAATCTAACTATTGGCAAATTGTTGCAGAAGGTACACCCGGTGAAAATGGTCGTGGTGGCTATATGAGAACAGCTATGTCAATTGATGGACAAGGACAACCTACAAACGCAATACAAGACTTTTCACTTATTGATGTGAGGTATTAATGGCTAGGTTTGTTAATATACAAACTAACTTTACTTCGGGTGAACTTGATCCTCTTGTTCGTTCACGCGTTGACATTAATTCATATGCTAATGCATTAGAACGTGCCAAAAATGTTGTCTGTCAACCTCAAGGTGGCGTTAGACGCAGACCCGGTACACGTTTTATTAATGAATTAGGAGGCACGCCAGCTAACGGTGTACGTCTCGTTCCCTTTGAATTTTCTGTTGATGACAGCTACATGTTATGTTTTACAACTAACAGAATGTATGTCTATAAAGATAAAGTTCTTATTACCAACATTAATGGTTCAGGATTAGATTATTTAAATACATCTGGATTTAATCTAACTGGCTCACATATGGATCATTTAGTGTGGACTCAATCAGCAGACACACTTATTATTGTGCATGAAGATCAAAGACCTATACAAATTGTACGTGGCGCATCAGATAGTTCATGGACAATTTCTAACATTACTTTTGATTCTGTTCCTAATTATGCATTTTCATTGTCTACAAGTAATCCAGCTGCTTCGATTACACCTAGCGATGTTTCTGGCAAAGTTACTATTACTGCGTCTGCTGGCGTATTTAATTCAGGACATGTTGGTCAATATATTAATGCAACTCCACAAGGTCGAGCTAAAATTGTACAGTATGTAAGTAGTACTGTAGTCAATGTTGTGACAGAGTTTCCATTTTTTAGTACATCTGCAATAGCAAGTGGTAATTGGGAATTAGAAACAGGATACGAAGATGTATGGTCTGCATCGCGCGGATGGCCTCGTTCTGTTACATTCCATCAAGGACGTTTATTTTTTGGTGGTTCTAAATCAAGACCGTCAACCATATGGGGTTCTAAAGTTGGATTATATTTTGATTTTGAAGCCGTGGAAGGACTAGATGATGATGCTGTTGAAGCTACCCTTGATACTAATACTTTTAATGCTATCGTTGATATTATTAGCGGTCGTGATTTGCAAGTATTTACTACGGGCGGTGAGTTCTATGTTCCGCAAGAAGGATTAACACCCATTACACCAACAGACTTTTTCTTATCATCAACATCACGTAATGGCTGTAAAGAAGGTGTGCGTGTCAAACAATTAGAATCTGGCATATTATTTGTACAAAGACAGGGTAAAGCATTATCTGAGATTGCTTATTCTGATACACAATTAACTTATGTTACATCTAAAATATCTTTGCTCTCAGGCCATTTATTAAAAGAACCGAATCGTATGGATATTAGGAGAGCTGTAGCTACAGATGAAAATGATCTATTACTTATTGTCAATAAAACGGATGGCACAATCGCAACATTTTCATTATTACGCGCACAAAATGTTATTGCTCCAAGCGAATTTGTTACGGCGGGTGAGTTTATTGATATAGGTGTAGATATTACAGACATTTATACTGTGGTCAAACGTAATGATAATGGCACAAATAAATATTATTTAGAAGTCTTTGAAGATGATAGACTCACAGATTCTGCTGTGATTGGTACAACAGCAACCAGTTTGGACGCATCACATATTGATGGACAAACTGTCAATGTCATTTCTGATGGTTATGTAGAGTTAGATCAAACCGCAGATAGTGCTGTGACATTTGTAAATCCGCCGACAACTTCATCTGAAGTAGGATTACCTATTGATGTTCAAATTAAAACATTACCATTAGAATTAAAAATTCAATCAGGCACACGTATTGGTTTCCGTAAACGCATTGTGGAGGTAAATGCGTTATTGCATGAAACACAGAATATTGTAATTAATGATAATTTAGTTCCTATCAGGTCTTTAGGTGTTGGCGCATTAGGATCGCCTGTGCCTGAGTTTACAGGAACAAAGACGTTACATGGTATACTAGGATATAGCGCAGATGGGCAGATTACGGTGACACAGTCTGCTCCGCTCAAGCTTACATTACTAGGTTTAGAATATAAAGTGTCCGTACATCAAGGAACATAATTATGGGTTTTGCAGCCGCCGCACCAGCAGCCACCACAGCCTTTGGATCAACAGCCTTTTGGGCTGGAACTGCCGCTGCTTTGCCTGTTTCATCTGCCGTTGTCATGCCATCTATTTTTACGACAGCAGCAACTGCGGGTGGCGGTATGGCAAGTTCAGGCTTTTTTAATTCTGCACTTAACTTTGGTCGAGGATTATTAGCTGATGTTAATTTAATGGATGTTGCCTTTGGCGCATCACAGCTGCTTAGTTCTTATCAAACAGTACGTCAAGGTCGTTATGAATCTGATATATATAAGTTACAAGCTAATCAAAAGCTTGCTGAATTAGAACAAAAACGACTTAACTTTGAATTAGATGGTTTAGAAAAACTTAGAAAACTCAAACGTATTCAGGCAGCAAATTTAGCACGTGCTTATGCTGGAGGTGTGTCTGGACTTGATGGATCGGCATTGTTAAATGATATTGTTAGCTCAAAAGAATATGGGGCTGATTATAAGATTGATTTACTTAATATTAAAAACAATATACTTGCGGGTGAAGCACAAATCAGAATGGATTATGCTGCTGCTGATTATACTAAATCAGGCTCATATCTTGACGCAGCTGCCAAACTTGGTGAAGGCGCATACTTATATTCTAGGTTAGGAGGGCCAGAAGCATAATGGCACAAGATAGATACGAACGTTCTTCTAGAGCTGATTTTGATACATCTTTACGCTCTTCTTTAAGTGATGTTGCATTAAGACAATCTACAAAATTAGAACAACGCCTTGATCGATTATCAAGCTATTTTTATGAAAACTTAAAAGGTCAAGCTAAAACTGAAGGTCAGTTGTATGGTATTAAAACTAAACCTTCTAGAGAACAAATAGCTGTTGCTTTAAATCGAGGTGATGACGCTTCTACTTTATTTGCAGAAGGTGGCACTATTTTTGGTGATGCAGCTAGAGAAGTACAAGGAGAGATGTATCGTCAAGACTTAGAGTCTGAAATGCTTAACTTCTCAAGCCAAACATTACAAGCTATGAAGACAGGTGCATTAACCATTGAAGACCCTAATGCATTTGCTGAAGAATTAGAATCTCGTATTGAAGGTTATGCAACTGTATTAGAAAAAGTTAGCCCAACTCAAGCTGTTAAATTTAAAGCATCCCAATACACTATTGGTAATAAACTGTATGAAAAAGCAAATGATCTATTAATATCAAGAGCAACTGCACAAGCTCAAGCATCCATTAATCAAAATATTAAAGATTATGAAATATTATTAACCAATGCACTATTAGCCTCTGATGGCAGTATCATTGATGCTGAATCTATTATGATGCCAGCCGAAGGAAATATTGCAGACCTAATCAAACGTGTTCCTGATAACTATGTAGACAACGTGAATACATTGCGTGCAGCACAACAAAACGCATACAAGTCTGCGCTTATTACTTACATTGACGAAATGAAAAGCACATTTGTTCCTCAAGGTAGTGATTTATTTACTGAGTTACGTAAAGGCAATGTTGGTAAATTTAGTGACGTGTATATGGGTTTATTAGATGCTGATCAACGTGTCGAATTAGAAAAAGAAATTGCAGAATCTATTGCTAGAAAAAATACTTTACACGAAGCACAACAAACAGATTTAAGTAACAGAAATCGTTTGGCTAAAGAAAATATTCTTATTGAACATGCGTCTGGCAAAATTGGTCCTGAACAAGCTATTAGACAAATTAGAGCATTAGGATTGCATTTAGATAAAAGTTTAATTGATGCTCTATCACAGCCAATGCAAGAAACTGAAGACACTATTATCAATACGGCTGATTTAAAATTTAAGATACAAACAGGCACAGCTAATAAAGAAGACATTTTAAATGCTTACAAAGTTAGAGATATTACGGCTAAAGATTATGCAGACATGTTGAATACATATACAACCGTTACACAAAACGTAAATAAAGGTTTAAGAGAAATTAAACGTGGTTTAGGTTTGCCAGAGATTACTGAATGGGCCAAAGTGGATTCTGTTAAAAAAGAAAAATATGATCGTTATGCAAGCAAATTAGTGCTTCAATCTCAAATTGCTTTATCTAAAGGTGAGCTATTTGATGATTATGCATTTGCACAAGAGTTGTTAAAAGAAGTAGCAACAGATGATATTGAATCAGGTATTAATGATCGTATTTTAACATTGCAAACATATTTTCCTAACATTACTCGTGAAAATGTATTAGACCTTGATACAAATGGCAATGGTGAATTAGATCAAGATGAGCTAGATAGTATTGAAGGTACATCTAAAAAAACTGACGCACAAAATGCCTTTAAGTATTTATATAAGAATTTGAGGAAATAGTATGGATAACTATGATTTAGATAGCCATTATTTGACTTATAAAAAAGCACAAGCACTTGGCCCAATTGTTACGCCTACCATTGATGTAAGTCCTGAACCTCAAGATGAAAGTGGATTAGAAACGTTTGCTGGTATGGCGGGTGTTCCCGGTCAACTTGAAGCAGAACAAAAAGCATTGGCTGAAGTTGGTGGTGCTGCTATGAAAGGATTAATATCTGCTGGCATTGGTACAATTCCTGATCTTGTTGGATTAGCAACAGGGTTACTGAATATGCTATCAGTTGATCCTGAAGAAAAAGGTAATTATCAACAATTTGCTGAAGGGTTTAATACTGTGCCTTTTACTACAGATAAAATTAATCAAGTCCTAACTAATTTAGGGTGGAAAAAATATGAAGGCGATATTCCTCAATCTGCACAAGTAGGTGCTGAGTTTGTTGCGCCTACAAAGTTAGCAGAAACAGTTGTTCAAACAGGTGCAAGAATGTTGAAAAAGAAAAAGGCTAAAAAATAATGGCACAAGATATTAATGAAAAAGTAGATCAAATGACTGAGTTACAAACTCAGACTATTTCTGTTACGCCTGATCCTATTACAGATGAAGGTTTAACTAAAGCAACCGAGTTTGATCCATCTAATGAATTTGCTATTGATCCAGAACTACAAGGCGCTATTGCCGAAGATAAAGTTATGGAAAGCCAAGTAAACCTTGATGAATACGAATCTGTTTTTGTAGAAGACGCAGCTATTAAAGTCGCTGGCGGTAAGAAAGAAATTATTGGTGAAGTGATTAAAAAGCTTGACAAAGCAGAAAAAGCTAAACAAACAAAACAACTTAAACAACGTTTAGATGAGACACAAAAAGAACTAGATGAAGCTGTTGATGCTGAAGTGAAACAAAAGAAAAAGCCAACAGATGTATTTAATTTGAATATGATTGCTGACGATAAGTCATTAGCTGCATGGATTGAAGCTGGATCAAAAGCAAACAAACTAGATCAATTTAAAAATGTTTCTTACAAAAAGATTGCAGCTAAATATAATCAGCCTAAATTTGCTGTGACTGATGAGAGTGGTGTTGTACAACACATTGCTGTTAGTCAAAAAGGAGCAGATCAATATATTGCCCGTGAACTTAAACGTGCTAAAGAACAAAATCTAAATACACCTATACTTAAAATTCAACAACAACCCGCTTATTCTGAAAAGTGGATTAATGATTTCTTAGACCCACAGAATATTAACAATAGACGTACCATTGCTGACCCTTATGAAGTATATAAAGCATTTCATTTACTAACACAAGTCAGTAATGAGGCTTATAGAAAAGGTGAAGAGTTAGTACAGGCCATTGCTAAAAAAACTGATACAGATGCAATGCGTGTTGAGTTTCAACAATTAGTCACTTTAGAAGGTGTGCTTGCTAAAAAAGTTAAAGGCATGCAAGTTGATATTGCTCAATCATTAGGTGTGTTAAGTGAGGCACGTAAAGCAAGTGATGTGAGCGTAGGTCGATTAACTGAAGAAGCTATTGAAACATGGGGTGGCAAAAAAAGCATTGATAAATTTGCTAAGACTTATTTAAAACAAAAAGATCAAGCCAAACGTCATCGCTTGGCAGAACAAACAACCAATCCTTGGTGGAAACGTGTTGCGCGTATTATTCCAACAACCTATACCAATAACCTTATTTCAGGTATTCCAACACATGGACGTAATATTTTAGGCTTTGCCTCTTTATCTAACTTTACAAAATTAGAAAATTTAATTGCTGTGGGTATTGGTCGTGGTCGATCTGCAATAACTGGATCAAAAGACCGTATGGTTTTAGAAGAAGCTATTGCTGAAATGATTACGACTAAAGATGCTATGATTGATGCATTCTCATCTTTTTATAATGCTGCTCGACATAATAAATTACGTGATCGAGCATCAAAACTTAACATCTCGGATATGCGTGGACAAGATGCATTTAAATATGATGTAGCGTACATTGGTAAACCAATTGAGTATTTAGGTACATACACAACGCTATCAGGAAGGTTGTTATCATCTGAAGATGAGTTTATGAAAGCACTTGCGTTTCATCGTAAAATTAAAGGTTTATCTACACGTGCTAGAGTGCATGAAAGACAGCGCTTGATTGATGCTGGCGTTGATCCAGAATTAGCTAGTAAACAAGCATTAGAGTTAGAGAAAAAATTAATGACTGAGCCAACAGAAGATATGATTGAAGAAGGCACACAGTTTTCTCGTTACTTAACTCAAACAACTGAACTTGGCCCAATGATGAAAATGATTGAGCGTCATGCAAATAATCCAGCGTTTAAATTATTTGGTATGTTTTTACGTGTAACTTCTAATATTATTGGATCAGCTTCTGAACGTAATCCTATCCTTGCTATTGCTACTCCTAGATTTAGAGCTAATTGGGCAGCGGGTGGAGCAAAACGTGATATGGCAATTTCACGTCTTGTCTCTGGCACAGGCTTTATGTATGGCATGCATTCATTAACATTAGATGGAAAAATTACTGGAGCGATGCCTATCCGTAGAGAAGATAGACAAGCTATGATTGCTGCTGGTTGGCAGCCATATTCATTTGTATTTAATACAGGTGATTTGTCTGAAGCCGCTATTGAACGATTTAAAAAGATTACAAACGTCAGCATATCTAAAGATAAAGTATACATTTCATACCAAGGATTAGAACCATTATCACTTCTGGTTGCACAAGCTGCAACCGTTGCAGAATTATCTATGCTTAATCCTGATGATGATCAAGGCTTTTTTGAAACAATTATGTATAGTGGTATGGCTGCGGCTGAGTATGTATCAGAACATCCATTGCTACAAGGCATGGGTCGCTTGATGAATATTTTTACTTATTATGATCGTGACGGTAATGAACTCTATGATATGTTAAGTAAAGGTGGTCAAGAATATGCAAACTATCTCGTCAATAGTGTGCCATCGCCAGTAGGCACACCTGTCACTATTGATGGTGAAAAAAAATTAGTTGCCCCATTACAAAGCTCTTTCTGGCGTAATGTTGAAAAAATGATTGATCCAACCGCATCAGAATACCGTGCACCTACAGAAATGGAAGAAGCTGGCTATTATGATAATGCTTTTAATAATGCACAGAAAGCACTTACAGAGGGCTGGATGAAAGGCATTAGACGCGCATGTGCAAGTACTCCGGGATGTAGCTCAGTCTTAGAGCGCAAGCTTGATCCAATTACAGGCGCACCGATTGAAAATGGTATGGGTAATATGTACGACTTATGGTTGCCATTTAAGACTAAAAAAGGTATTACGCCAGCTGCACATAACGTCATTATGAAATATGGTGCTAGAGTTCCAGATGTTGACAAAGATTATGGGGTGATTGATGGCGTTAGAATCAGTCAATCTCAGCGTAATAAGTTGGTAAGATACGCTACCAAAGATGGACTTTTATCAGGTACTATATTATCATTAGGTAAATCACTTAAAGACTTAAATATACCTAATGAAGAGAAGAAATCTATCATTAACAAAGAGATTTCTAATTTTTATAATGCAGCTAAACAGTTGTTATTAGCTGAGGATGCAGAATTAATTCGTAAGATACAGAGCGTTAAAAGATTACAAACTGTTAAAGACGATAATGCAGTTGATTTAAATCAATTTTTAGGTGATTAGGGAAAATTATGGCTATAGACATTTCATCAACCACTAGACGTATAGTATACACAGGATCATCAGGTGTAGGCCCATACTCATTTGCATTTGAAGTATTGGCTCAAACTGACATTGCCGTATACTTTAATACGACTGAACTGACACTTACTACAGACTATACTGTCTCTCTTAATGTAGATGGTACAGGATCTGTCACTATTGTTACTGGCTCTAGTGTTCCTAGCACACCTACTGCTTCTGATCGTATTACAATTATTGGTGATAGAACCATTGAGAGATCAACAGACTTTACTACAGGTGGCCCACTCTTTGCTACCTCTCTTAATGATGAATTTGATAGTCAAACTATTTTTGTTCAGCAAGTACAAGAACAAGCTGATCGATCATTACGCGCGCCGAATACTGATCCAACCACAGTTAATATGGTTCTACCATTTAATACAGAGCGTGCTAATAAATACTTATCTTTTGATGCTAGTGGTAATCCAACAGCCGTTGCTAACGTAGGTAAATGGCGTGGTGATTGGACAGCGTCTACTGATTATGTACAACAAGATATTGTTAAAGACACAACTAATGACAATATTTATATTTGTATTACAACGCATACATCATCAGGTTCATTACCACTTACAAGTAATGCTGATTATGCTAAATGGGATTTAGTTGTTGATGCTGCCACAGCCGCTGCTTCTGCTGCTGCTGCTGCGGCAAGCGCTACGGCCGCTGCAAGCTCTGCCACAGCTGCAGCTTCTTCTGCCACAAGTGCATCTAGCTCGGCAACAAGTGCTGCTTCAAGTGCTACGACAGCAACTACACAAGCAACTAATGCGTCTACAAGTGCAACATCGGCTGCTTCATCAGCTTCAGCCGCATCAACTTCTGCAACTAATGCAGCGACATCAGAGACTAATGCATCAACAAGTGCAACGGCTGCTGCATCATCAGCAAGTGCAGCCTCAACCTCAGCAACATCAGCCGCAAGTTCTGCAACCACAGCAACGACACAGGCAAGTAATGCAAGCACATCAGCAACGAGTGCTGCATCATCAGCAACAACGGCTACGACTCAAGCAAGCAACGCTGCCACTTCAGCAACGAGCGCCGCTTCAAGTGCTGCCGCAGCAGCTGCAAGTGCTGCAAGCATTGATGCTTTCTATTTAGGTGCATTATCTTCTGATCCAACAGTTGATGGCAATGGTGATCCTGTAACTGCGGGTGATTGGTACTTTAATACTTCAGCGAATGAGACAAGAATTTATAATGGATCAACCTGGCAAGTCACAGCCGTATCAACCGCTGGCTTATTAACTGCTGCTAACAATTTATCAGACTTATCTAGTGCATCAACTGCTAGAACTAACTTAGGCTTAGGCACAGCAGCTACGACAGCAGCAAGTGATTACGCTACTGCAGCTCAAGGCACATTAGCTGATAGTGCAGTTCAGCCATCAGACAATGTATCTACTTTAACTAATGATGCGGGTTACTTAACATCAACAACAGGCGTCACTAAGACAGCATCTACAGGCTCTGGTGTATTACCTAATGGTACAACAGCACAACGAGATGGTTCACCTTCAGCGGGTTACATTCGATTCAATACTACGACAGTAGGCTTTGAAGGTTATGACGGATCAGCATGGGGTGCTATCGGCGGTGGTGCTTCTGCGGGTGGTGCAATCTATGAGAACAATGATACAATAACAAGTAGTTACACAATTGCAGCTGGGAAGAATGGTCATAGTGTTGGCCCAATTACAATCAGCTCAGGTGCAGCCGTAACTATAACTTCTGGTCAACGATGGGTGGTAGCATAATATGGCAATAACATTTAATGCAGATACAACAAACGGGGCAGTCATTACCTCTGATACAAGTGGTGAAATAGAACTACAAGCTAATGGTGTAACCAAAGCTAAAGTCACAGCAAATGGTCTACAAGATGCTAATGGTAATTCTCTTCGTGGTGGTAGTTATCGTAACCTCATTATCAACGGAGATATGAAGATAGCACAGAGAGGGACGAGTGCTAGTGGATTAACAAATGGTTCTACTGGTTACCATACAGTTGATAGATTTCAGTTTGTAGAATCTGGTTCTCCTACATCTGCATGGACTATGTCGCAAGATACAGATGTTCCTACAGGTCAAGGGTTTGCTAATAGTTTAAAAATGGACTGCACAACAGCACAGGCATCTCTTGGAACAGGAGATACTTTATATCTATTTCACAAAATTGAAGGTCAAAACTTACAATATTTAAAGTTTGGCACAAGTAGTGCGGAGTCTTTGACATTATCATTTTGGGTAAAGTCAAATAAAACTGGAACATATATTGCCGAATTATATCAAACAGATGCAACTAGAGCAGTATCTTATGCGTATACAGTATCATCTGCTAATACATGGGAAAAGAAAACTATCACTTATGTTGGAGATACCTCAGGGCAAATAGACAATGACAATGACACTGGTCTTCAAATAGCATTTTGGTTAGCAACTGGAACTGATAGGTCTTCAGGAACTTTAGCAACATCATGGGCATCGGTAAATAATCCAGATAGAGGAGTTGGACAAGTCAACCTTGCAGACTCAACTTCAAACTACATCAACATAACTGGACTACAATTAGAAATCGGTTCTGGTGCTAGTAACTTTGAGTTTTTACCTTATGATGTACAGTTGCAGAAATGTCAGAGGTATTATGTTAAACAAACTGGAATTGCGATAGGCGATAGATTTGCTATCGGAATGGGAGATACTGCACCTAACATCAATACTATTTTTGCATTACCTACAAATATGAGAGCAACTCCTTCAACAAGCTATGATTTAATAAATTTGAGAAATGGTTCAACAGACGAAACAATATCTTCTACTTATAGTATAAGACTATTTAATAATATTGTAAATTTAATATTTGGAGTCTCCACTACAGCAACTATTGGAGCTGTGTATATGGTTAGGGGAACTGCTTCATCTGGTAGTTATATAGATTTTTCTGCGGAGCTATAAATATGACAAGATATAAATTAATTAACAATTATGAAACAAATACAGCTGAAGTGATACATGATAAAGATAATAATAAATTTATACCATTTGACCCAGCTAACACAGACTACCAAAAATATTTAGAATGGGTTGCCGAAGGCAATACCCCTGAACCAGCAGATGAGGTAACAGAATGAGCGTAACAATTAATGGCATTGGTTTCGTAGAAAACAGTATCACACTAGATACAAACTACACACTAGCAGACAATCGTAATGCTATGACTGCTGGCCCTGTAACTGTAGCAGATGGTATCACTATCACAGTAGGTGATGGTTCAACTTGGAGTGTTGTCTAATGGTCACAGCTATAAAAGGAAATGATACAAGTACATTTGGTGGGAATATAGATGTTACAGGAAACATTACTCATG